TGGATTCCAAGCTAGAAGCCGAAGCCAAGCTGGAAATGTCAGAATCAAGTTGTTCTGTACCTCCGCCAAGGCTGGTCGCCAAGCTAGAAATGTCAGAGCTATGAGTTACATCAGTAGCTGCAAGACTCGACAGATCGGAATCGTTGGTTGTGATTGTGTTAGCCAAGCTAGATACATCAGAATCGCGACGGCTGGATTCCAAGCTAGAAGCTGAAGCCAAGCTGGAAATGTCAGAATCATGAGTTACATCAGTAGCTGCAAGACTGGACAGATCAGAGTCATTACTTGTGATCGTTCCTGCTAAGCTGGAAATATCAGAAGAATGAGCTATATCAGCATTTTCAGAAGCTAAAGCTAAGCTGGATACATCAGAATCACGACGGCTGGATTCCAAGCTAGAAGCCGAAGCCAAGCTGGAAATGTCAGAATCAAGTTGTTCTGTACCTCCGCCAAGGCTGGTCGCCAAGCTAGAAATGTCAGAGCTATGAGTTACATCAGTAGCTGCAAGACTTGACAGGTCGGAATCGTTGGTTGTGACTGTGATAGCTAAGCTAGAAATGTCAGAGTTTTGCTCAACATTCTGCAAGCTTGATTGGCTGTTTTGCAAAGCCAAGCTAGAGATATCACTTTCGATTGTCGCTCTACTTATTAAGACGTTGTTTTCGGAGTCTGTAATTTCAAACTCACCTACGTCCTCAGACCTAATGCGGATATTGTCTGCATTAAGCGATAGTTTTTCTGTACGGAATATTTTTCCCATATTACCATGTATATACACATAGTTTCCCTATTTTTAGGGATTTTTTAAAAAAATTAACTATTCCAATAACTCATAAAAATCTTTTTAAGAGGGTGCGGATAAGCCATAAAATGCAATATAAATGTATCATCATCAACTAATCTAGGGTCGGTATTAAATTTATTCATTGGAAAAATTTTTGTATTATGTCCAAATCCATCTACTTTTTTTAAGATATCACATAAAACATTTTGGTCTCCACCTCCTGTATATAATCCAGACTTATCGCATTCATGTGCCATCCATTTTTTAATTATATTTTTTGAGTACTGATGATTGCGGAACATTAAGACTCCACTATTAAGCATTGAACCTTTTATTCCCACATCTCTGCATGCAATAACTTTTTTCATTGGAACACATCGAGCGAGAATAGTTTCAAATTTTTTCTCAGGATTAAATATAATCGTATCGGCATCCATCCATATGATAACGTCATGATCATCAATATGATTCATAATTGCTCGAGGTTTTGACCAATTAGGATGAGTATTGCTATCTAATGTTTCGCGATAAACATGAAATGTATAACCCTGTTTTTCAGCGTATTGCTTGATGCTAATTTCTGCATGCGCTCCAAAATCGGCAATTTCAGAAGTGTATAAAGTTACTATGCCAATTTTTTTTCCAGCATTATAGCAAGAATATTTTTCCTTGGGCGGCTTTGTGATTTTAACAGTTTCCGAGACGAACCCAATCCAGTCATGTAAATTTCTATATCTGCCAAATATTTTACCATCAATAAAATCTGCCCATTTATCTCTTAGGTGTAAAAATTGTTTTTGTTTTGATTTTAAATTTAAAACAGTAGTGTTTTGATCGTTGATATATTTTATATATTCCTTACGAACGTCATTTATGTGAATGCCCATTAAATGCGCGGAAAAGGAATGATGGTTTTTAATTAAGAGGGGCGCACATAATTCTGATTGAGGGTAAAGGTGGTAAGTTTTTTCCGTTAACTTAAGCTGTTCAATAAAATTTATAAAAAACTTTTGGTCACCCCTGCGCTTATTGGTGAACTGAGATTGCATTTTCCATAACACACCCAACATGTCTTTAACATATTTTGTATTTTTAAAAATCATGAATCCATTATTTAGTTTCCACCCACCCATGTCATCCGTAGCAATAAAATGCTTGTCTTTATGTGGTTCAATAATATCTTCTAGCTTTCGATTAATATCCAATATAGCTATATCGCTATCCAGCCACACAACATAATCATAGTCTTTAATATGATTGAGTACAACTTTAGGTTTGCACCAGTTACCGCGCAATCCCTCCTTTAATGTTTTGTTGTATGAAAATAAATCATAACCATGTAAATCACAATACATTTTAAAATTCTTAACAGCTTCTACTGAAAAGTCTGCTATTTCTGGAGTATATAATGTTGTTATTGCTATTTTCATTTCAATAAATTACTGTTTTTAAATTTTTTTAATGCTATATTCATGTCAATTTTATTGCCGTCATTATACAACTTTGATTCACAGAATTCTTCTAAACTTGAAATATAAACTTTTTTCCTACCTTGGCTAGCGAAATAATCTAAGAATTTAAAATTACCCTCTTGAATTTTTTGCCTAAACCACAAATTGGGGATATTGTATGCATCAGCACAAATCAACCCATGTAGAGATGAAGCTAAAACACATTTACATGAATAAATTTGATCAATGACAACTTTCCAATATTGGGTAGGATCAATAATAAAATACTTTGCAGGGTTAGGGTTTTTAAAATTTTGAATTTGACTCAGATGCGGAACTACGCCAATTTTTCTTGATAGATTCGTGATTTTATCTGGTTGGTAAAACTCTGGGAGAAGTAGAGCTGGATCCCCGTAAACCTGTGGGCAATCAATATTTTTTGCCAACAAGACTTTTCTGGTTAATGGTCCACGAACACTTATAATATTTAATTTGTTAAAATTGAGATCATGGAACAAAGCTCTAACTCCCGACCCAAATATATAAAAATTATCCTGAGCTGTTTGAATATACGACCCGAGCGCTATTAAATTTTTTTTATGGTTTTCTGGGTTGCCGTTTTCGGCTATATTTTCATTATTAAGAATTTTTTTTACAATATATGGAGAAAGTTCGTCTCCAAAATTACCAAAATTCCTGCCCTTGAAATATAATAAATTTATTTTGCTTTCAGTAAGGAAGCTAGAAAAAACTTTATTTCTATGATTTATGAGTTCACGGCGTTCTTTTGCTACTAAGTTGATATTTGAATTATCATCTACACCTAAACCTTTAGAATATTCGAATGGAGAATATAGCCTGTAATGCTTGTTATAATTTGCGCCTCCCCATACGACTTGACACAAATAGCTGTAAGCAAATCCTAAAATGCCAGTTGTTGATTCGGTTCGATAATTTTTATTGTGGTATTTTGGAACATAAACATAATGGGATTTTTTAAATAGTTCATTTAATTCAGTCTGATTTAATGACTCATAGTAAGATATGTTATTGAGTTTAAATTGTTTTAGTTTTGATAAATCGCGTGACACCCAATGGATATGAGCATTGGGATTAATATCATTTAAGGTTTGTATTTCTTTGGTGATATTAATGTTGCTTGGATTAGCTGATATTAATATGTTGGTTTGTTTTTCTTGTGATAAAAATTCTTGCTTTTCTTCTTTTGAGATTAAATCAATGCATGTATAAGCATAGTTATTATTTTTGTCTGGAAAATGTCTTATGTCAATATGGTTAGAGAATCGGTTTCGAATTTCATTAGAATGATCTATGAATATTAATTGATCGTCAGCGCTTGAGTTGGGCTCTAAACTTTTAAAGTAATTAAAATATTGCGTTTTAATAAAGTTATCGGTAACTAAAAAAACTTTATCATATTTAATGTTAGTAAATGGATCAGCTAGACATTTGTCTTTTAATTTATTAACTCCCTTAACATACCTTATATTGTCTCTAAAATGATTTAAGTAAAATTCTTTAACACCCAAAGAATCTGAATAAGCTTCTAAAATATCAACTTCTATATTGTATGCTATGCAAAAATCAATAATATGAATATAGCACTCATAATGCCAAGGTCTATCATTTAATATTAGTATACGCATTAAAATATATTTTTTTTAATTCTTCTGTATATACATTTCTATCAAAATTAATATAAGCAGGAGGATTGGATTTGTAATGTTCTATATTTTTGCCGTATATTTCTTCAGATACAGCAAATTTATCATTTGGAATTGATTGAAATTTGATATTGCTTGCAGTTAATGATTTTTCTAAAGCGAGGTCAATATATTGCTCAGAATAACTAAAAAATCTTTGATCAGTTTTAATACCCTCTATTTGAAACAATAAACTATCAATTAAATTAATAGTCTGAGGGGTGCTTTTAATGTATATAAAACAAGACGACAACTCCCCTTCTAGTTTTTGACCCCAAGCGCTATAATTGTGTTTTGATAAAGCTATATCTATATCTTTTTCGCAAATATTTTTAATATCAATATCGTCGCTCACCTGCAATAAATCACCACCAACACACAAAATATCAGACCCTGATTTCAATTTATGAGAAATAATTTTCCATTTATTTTTTGGTGAATAATTTAAGTCAAGTTTGATGTATTCAAAAACATTTTTTTTTGCTTGTTTTAGGTTAAATATTTTATCTCTTGCTACATAATCCTGACGAATCACAGATTCAATATTTGCGCTGCATCGACTGGCGGAACCTACTGATGGTATTTTTAGTTGAAAGCCCTGAATGAAGAGGTTTTTAAGTCCAGCGTTTTTATTAGACTGAAAGATATATCTATCTCCGCAGTGATGTTTTAATTCTTCTGGTATAGGTTTGAAGTTTTGAGGTTTTAAGAAAAATATCATACCAGGCCCGTGATTAAAGAATTCATCATAGGGCTTCAAGAGTTTTTCATCATTAAAGTTGCGGCCACTAAAAAGATGGCTATCTGGTACGCCCTCTCCCTTGATGCATGCGGGGTCTATAAACACTGCGCCAACAGAATTCATATCTTGGTTTAACATAAACTCAAAGCATTCGTTATCTATATTGGCGTCATCATTCAAGACGCAACATAACTCTGATTGACACAGTGGAACGGCTAGATTTAAGCTGCCGTTAAAATATAAATTTTTTTTCTGATTTAATACTTTAACTTTCTTGAAAACACTTATCCAACTGGGGGTTTGACTGACTTCATTGTTTACAATTAAAACTTCAGATATAAAAGCGTTAGACTCTAGCGATATTAAGGATTTCTTGAGGTATTCATTGGCTTGCCAAATAGTTGGAATAATAACAGAAATATTTTTTTTTGAATTTAAAAACTTATTTTTGATTTCTGTTTTTAAGTTTGACTTGTAGTCTTGCCACCATTTTATTAATGCCTCATTATATTCTTGCAATTTTTTTGGTTCTTCAAGTAAAGACTCCATATCATCACTTATACCAAGCCAGTCATCAGGAGTTTGCAGAATTGGGTGATTGGGAAAAAATTTATCGAAATAGGCGAAATCATCTTTTTCGACAATAGGTATAGATCCAGCCTCTAATGCCTCATATAACCTAAAGCAATCCTTCAAACCTCTCGCGCCGCCCCAACCGCTAGGGCAAGGAACAAAAATGCTATCAGATAGTATTTCTTTATATTTTTTGACGTCTATTTGGTTCTGATCGTTCCAGCGTTCAGTGATATGTATAAAATGTTCGCCGCGAACTTGCTTGAGTTCCGCAAGCATATTTTCGCGCGTTGGCTTTCCTTTTACTTGTCCCAAAAAAGACCATACATAGGGTTTGTCAAAAATTGTTTTCATCCTTCAAATTTATAATTAAAATACTCTATATCTTCCTTAAGATGTTCATGGACAATATCACGAGAAATGCTGTCATAGTGATCAATATAATCTGATTGGTTGTCCCCCTTATTTATATGAGGTAGTTTTATGTCTTGCGATAATCTATAGCAAATATAATCCCAGTCAGCCTCAATATCTTCAAACCTTCCAATAAAGTCTACGCCCTCTTTATTGTTTAATAAAACATATTTCAGTGGAGACAAGAATTCTTTCCAGAATTTAGGATTAATTAATTTCACCCAATCTGTAAAACTGTGATCAAACTTATCTCTTTCTTTTCTATATCTATAAAATGAATAAGCTGAATCCCATGGGTTTCTAACAAAAGAGAATTTGAAATAATTAGTAAAGTTGATGTGATCTTTCCATTGGGCAATAGTATAATGCTTATCTTTTCCAATCTCGCTGCCTTCTGGCAAGCCTAAGCTTGCGTAATTCGGATCATCGTTTTCCCAGTTTGGCCGACCCATCAAAGCGGTTTCAATGCTTTCGCCAGCAGTTTTGGGTACATGTATAAATATACATTTGTGTTCGTGGCTAATCATGGAATCCTCGCTTGTAGCCTAATGGTATTTGAGTGACATTTTTCATATGAGATACAGACTCATTGTAAGTTGTGCGAAATGTGTTGCGAAAATTTTCATAATGATCAGTCCGTGCATGAGTGTATTCATCGCCTAAATGAACAATGGAGACATTATTTTGCTTGGCAGCTTTATCGAGGTAAAGATATAAAGCGTCTTGGTCACCACCTTTTTTGCTGGCTGGCCAAATATCAGTATATACAATAATGGAATCATCAGATACAACCTTAAATTCTGTGTCGATAATTTCTTCTAAATCAAGCTCTGAAAAAATTTCTCTAATCCAATCTGTTTCATAGGTTTGTTTTAGGTTATTTGGATCAACCTGCCAGATTAATTTTAATTTTTGCTTTTCCTCTTTTTCAAATCGATCATTGCAGAACCTTAAGTCAGACTTTTTATCGGCTTCGATATTTCCATTCGCTTCATGAATTTGCCTAGCCATTAGCGGATTTAAATGAAGTATTCTATCTGGGGCTGAGAATAATTTATTTGTTGTTAGGAATTTTATAATGAAAACATCAAAAGCAGCATTAAAGCCAAACTGCTCAACCCATTGGCAAAGTAAGGAGGCGGCTTGCTTGCTGACTATATATGAAGATGCGTTCATATGCCAGTAGTAGTCGTTTGGAGTGAAGAAGTCGTTCTTTTTTACTGTAAAAAAATGATTGTTTTTATATTCAAGTACATTATGATAATGCGTTTTATTCCAAGGTTGGCAGCCACCCAGATAAGCGATCATGAAGTTTTTGGGTAAATCTTGACTAAATTTGTTATTCCATAATTCAAGAAAACCATCCTCGAAAACTACATCATCCTCTAGAATTAGATAGTTATTGCTATTTTTATCTTGAGTTAATTGCTTCCATAATCTGTAATGACTTAACGCGCATGCGATTTCTGCTTTTGTGAGTTGGTGGTATTTTTCTGGAAATAGCTTTTTAATTTCTTCAGTCAATGTAAGATCTTTAGCATCTACAGCTGAAAACCTTTCTGCATAAAAAGGTAAAGTTTTATGTATATGGTCTAATCTATCCGTTCGGCGGTCTAAATTAATAAAAAAAGATTTTGATACTCTATTAATCATCATTTAAATATAAATTATATATTCCTGCATTTTTTTGATTATAAGGGCTAAAGGGAAGAAGAAACTCTCTTGATTCCCTTTGGTAATCTTGTTGGACAATCTGATGGTTTAATACTGCGCTCATGAGTTGATTGGCTCCCATTTTTACGTCAAACTCAGGGTAATAGTATCCATGACTTTCTAGTCTAGGAGAATTATGAATTAAAGGAAGACCTAAGTATAATGTCTCAAAATGAGAATAATTCAATTCATTATTAATTTGGTGACTCACAACAATACTGCCAAATTTACTTAATGCATCCAAACTACCCCAGCGATTATTAAAAAATATAAAATCTTTTTTTTGCACTATTTTAAATTTTTTCATTAACGAGGAGAAATACTCTTTTTCTCTAATTCTATCGGTAGAGAATACATTGATCGCATTTAATTTATCGGGATGTAGTGAATCAAATCTTTCACATATTGCGACAGGAATAATACAGTTTTTTAGATGAGAAATGTTTGGCTCAAAAACGCAGACAGATCGACTTTTTTCTGCGCTAAAAAATGGTGATAAATTTTTATTTTTTAATTCTTTTATTTTTTCTTGTACAAAATAAGGATCCCATATATAAGGTATAACTCTAACATCTTCATGCTGGTAATAAGTTTTTATATATTCTTTGCCGTATTCATGATGGGGCGATATCCAGATTTGAGATAAATATTTTGGTGGAGTAATGGGCTGTTTTTTATAGTTTGATGGAGCTACTGTATAATGAATATCGTCCATTAGTTTATTGCCGAAGTGAATTAATATAATTTTAATATTAGGATTTCTTTGCTTTAATTTATCATACATTTCTGGAAGAAGATCAAAGCCAGCAATAATTAAAGCGTCCAATGCCTCTCCATCATCTGACATGAGGTCGTCGAGCATCATGCCTTGATGTTTTTTATTTAAAATGTAAGCTGGTTTTTTGTGAGTTATGTAATAGCAATCATTTTCTGGTATTTGTTTTAATAGGCTATAAAGAAAGACAATGTTTTGTTGCATTCCATTTGCCCAGAATGCTATAGACATATCTAAAGTTATACCAATCTTCATTTATGAAAATAATTTTTTATATTCCGCTTTAACTAAGGGGTTGTGCCTCGAAAATTGATATTTTATTTTTTCTGCTCTAGATTTATATTCTTCTAAATTTTGATTATGATAAGTAAGAGCGTCAATTAATTGCTTTGCCCCTTTTTGGATGTCATAATCAGGATAATAATATCCCGCACCTTTCATGTACTCTGAATTATGAACTAATGGAATATTTAAGTGAAGCGCTTCTAAGTGAGTATAATTTAAAGCGTTCATTAAATGATGAGATATAACTATATTGGCTTCTGATGAAAAGATGGTTGAAATTCTTTTCCTTGGAGAAAAGTCTACTTTCCCAACTTTTGGTAAATTCAAATTCCACATCCAAGAGCGAAAGTATTTCTTTTCTCGAATTGTGTCAGAACAATAAACTGTAAGCCTGTCAAATAAATCAATATTGGTGCGCAATGCTTCTTCGGCTATTAAAATAGAAGGCATGCAGTTTTTTGTCATGTTTAAGTTTGGCTCAACTATGGCTATATTCTTCGGTCTCTTGGGGTCATATTTACAGCTTTTGCCAGCTTTCGTCCATAACCTGTCATGCATGTCAATATATTTTGGCTCCCAAATATAAGGCAGCACAAAGACTTTTTGAGTATTATAGTAAGCCTTGAAGTATGGTATCGCTATTTCATAGTGGGGCGATGTCCATATCTCATCAACTTTGTGACCAGAGATTGCAATATTGTCCCATTTGCATTGCTCTATATCAGCAAGCATTCTGTTGCCATAGTGAATATGTATATTTTTAGTGTCGGGATTTTTATCTTTAATTTTGTCGACCATCTGATTATCTAATACATATCCTGTTTGGCAAATGTAACCGTAATCATAGTCGAGGATTTCTTTTTCTTCTATAATTAGAATGCCTGTAGGAGGGTCTACACATTTATCGATACTATGATTTACCGCCACTATAGGGGTATGCCCTATATCCTGCAATAGTTCAGCTAAAAAAACAATATTTTGCTGTAGTCCGTTGGTGAACAATCCTTTGTCGAAGCTTGCAGTTAATAGTACATTCATTAGGTTTAATTACACTAGATATTTAAAAGTTTCTAATATCTTCCTCTTCTTTTGATTTGATGAAATTTTCTTTTAATTGATCGAATATTTTTTTACTGGGAGATAGGTCAATATCTCGACCTTGATGTTGAATATTTTCCAACTCCGCAACCATTGTAAACATGTTTTCAATTAATTCTATAGGCTCAATATTACCATTTTCCGCCAAAGCGAAAACGTCTTCCGCTGAGATATTTAACTTTGGATCCACTTCACCTTTATAAAAGTGCTTAGCAAAAGCTTCTGCTGTATCTTTCTCTATGTTGTTTACCATGTGTTTTTTTGATTCTTCTTGAATGTTATTTTTATAAGAAAGAAGGCCTTTGATGAATTCTTTTTGATGCTCGATTTTCATAATTAATTAAGATAAACTGGATTGAGATGTCAAACTGGATTGAGAAGAAGCAAAATTGACTTCTGGCTCTATAGCAATAATTTCCAAAAAGTAACCCGTATTTGGTATGTCGTCTGTAAATATAAACGTAGCTCCGCTAGTCGTTGGTATGCCGCTAATCTGCGAACCCATAATATGATCTTCAGGATTGAAGCTAACGATATTAGCTGAGAGTATTGGTGTTATTTGTGGCTGAAATTCAGTAGACCAATCTACATTCATATGGCATACACCTGACGCAATTCCCGAGCGAGTAACATAATAGTTGATAGAGGAAAGGCCATCAACCTCTTCACCTAATTGTTCAATTTCATTTTCCAATTCTTGAGAAATCGGGTTTAAAGTAAATTCACTCGTAAATGCTTGCGTGGCATCACCAGTTCCGTATCCATTGACGGGCTCAAATCGATAAGCGAAATATCTACCGCTTTCATATTCACCCGTGAATCCAACCCCTGTAGCTTCATAGATTGCATTTTTTTTCATGCCAGTGGGAGCAAAAGAGGGGTAGTTTCCTATGGAGGCCACTTCTTGAAGGTGATTTGCGTAATTTTCAAATATTCTTACTCCCGACAATTCCTCGCCAATAGAAACGGAGGTTTCAACTAAGGAAGGTTGGCGGTATACATTAACTGAATTAATTGAGATAGAGGGCTTTACATTTTCAAGTGAGAAATAAATTAATCCATCTGCAGCATTAGAAACTCCGCCTAAAGGAGATGCTTTTAGTAGTTGATTAGCGCCAGATCCGCTAAAATTTAATTGATCAAATACTTGGGTGTTGTCGTTGCTATTAACCAGTTTTACTGAAGCTTGAACCTCTATGTCTCCCGATTGATAGGTGATTCCACTATATAACTCATAGGACATAGTGTCTTGTCCAGAAAACAGGACATCAATACCAGAGAAAGAATACTGAGGCTCTGAATCAAATTCTAAAGTAGTAACGCCATTAATGTAATCAAAAGATATGCCAGATGTTATAAATTTAGGCTTGGAAGAAAAAGAAAATTTTTGAGCAGAATCCTCAAAAGAATTACTGCCACTCTGATATAAATTTAAATTAAAATAAAAATTCTCATGATCTCCTGTTCTATTTTCGAAACTATTAAATAAAAATCCACTTGTTAGATCTTCTATTATGCCAGTGAAGTAAGAATCGCCACCAAAGGATTGGCTTGCGTCGGGGTCAATCGATAGAGTGAAGTAGCTGCCAGATGTTGTAATGTTATTGTAGTCCGCATAAACCGATAAGTAATTTGGAGTTTCATCGTTTTCTATTCTAAAGTTTTTGATTGAATTTTTGGGTATAAATTCCTCAGAACTTAAATAGATTAGCTGATCGCGCTCTAATAAATGCCCAGAACCAAACCAGTCATAAGGGCGGAGATGTAAAAAACCTGTCGAATCAAATGGAATTGTTGTTGAGAAATTTGCTGTGCTCGCAGTTATTCCGCTATTATGGTATGTAGACAAAGTGTCGTCATCATATAATATATATTCTACGCCCGTTGCTCTTGCGGAATATTTAGGTATGACTGTTACAGTCGCCGTGCTGTTATCAAGATATGTGTTTTGAAGAGTTACAGAATTTATTGATATAGGGTCATTATTTAAATGTATATTTCCAGTAATGCCCGAACCATAATAATCGTTAACCACTATTTGTGCCGTGTAGTTTCTAGAATCGTAAGAGTTTCTTGAGCTAAAAGTAAAAGAACTTAAATCAAAGGATTCCAGCTCTACAGAATCTTTTTTTGCTATATATCTAGCGCTAGAAAAAAAAGGGTCTTCACCAAAGTATGATAGCGTTGCATCATCTCTTGGGTTGGTTACTGAAAAACTCAAGAGAGATTGATTATTTGAATATTTACCTGTTGCGTGATATCCACTGATTGTGTCGGAAAAATTTAAAGATTGATTGTTTAAGGATAGTTTATTGAATTCAAAAGTTTTACCTGATACATGAAAGTTAAATACTGGAACGGTTTGCCTGACTAGGCTTGTATAAGTGTTTGAAATATTATCGCCTACATAAGTGTAAACTTTAGCATCTGCGAAATCCCCTTCTTTAAGGCCAGACAAGCGAAAAGTATTGTTAGATAAATTGAAAGTATTAAAATTGGTGCCATTCTTGTATACATGTAGATAGTATCCATCAATATCTGGAGTAGCTGTCCAGTTAAAGTCAATGTATCCTGTTGTGCGTAATGCCATATTAAACAGTTATATTATGACCATAATACTCTCTTTCTTCAACATAAATTCCACCCCTAGCGGAAGTGCTGGCATCGATTTGTTCATACTTGTCTTCTAGGTATTCAATGGCGACAATTTGGTATTGAGTTTGAGAGGCTTCTTTTATATCTTTGATTCTATATTTTTTTGGTTTTATTTTATCTACGGTATTTTCATTGATGATCCAAGTGGAACCTTTTGTTATTGAACTGTCTATAGTATCGGTAAACTCTACTAAAAATCCATTTTTTGAATTAATTGTATATTCTTGGTATTGAGATTCGCGCCTGTCAATAATCTGAGAAGAGTTAGTGGTCTCTGAATCGTCGTCAGAATCTATCGGTCTTTGTAGTAATAGTGAAGTTGTGGATGCATCTAAAGCTGCGGTTGGTATATCTAATTCAATTGTTGTGCTATTGATGATCCTTACAATTCTGCCGCCAGAATGTTTTGATACTTTATTGTTATCTAAAATTTCAACCACGTCATCAATGCGAAGGTAAGAGGCTTGTAGCCCAGTTGTAAATTCAATAATTTCTTTTTCAAGTTGAAATGAAAGCATCTTGTGCCAAGCTAGTCTGTGCGCTTCACCTCTTCGCGTAACTCCTAGTCCAGCAATTTTAGAATGAATATATCCATGCTCTTTCATTCCTTCAGAATCTTCTACATATTCGGATTTTTGCATATAGTTATCGCGTTCATCTAGATAATCCACCGTAACTGCAGTTACCCTTTGAGTTTCTGGGGTGCTAGAGTAAGAAAAACCTGCCTCAGATACATTAGAGTTTGTGAAAAGCATAATAGAGCCATTGGTTGTCGAGATAGAGGAGTCTGTGGTGATGTAGATTTTTCCGCTGCTAAAGTTTATAGAAGAATTGTAGATATATAACAATTCCTTGATATAGTCATAAGCCTGTTTTTCTGCATCAATATAAATATTGCACATATGCCTTCTTTCATTGGTGTTAACTCCGTCAATAATCGCTTCCACTCTTTCATCGCAAAATTTAGAAAAAGTATAAAAAGACCAAACGTCAATGTCATCAAGTGTTATACCGTATTTGCCCATGCCGTAACGTTCATTGGTTAATAAGTCAAGTATAATCCAAGCTGGGTTACTGGTCCACTCAATGTTTTCATTGAATGTTCCATCCCAATTTCCAGAGTAAGTGCCAGATTCTGCGAGGTAATTAGAGGGAATATTTATTAACCTACCTTTCACTAAATATTCTCTTTTGGGGATTTGCGGATGATCCCTAGAGTTTAAGCGGGTGCCTATAATGGCAGTATTTGGATAACCAAAAAATCCTTCAACATGCTCTGTAACTGAAGCTAATGATGCGTTAATTTTATATCTAGCCTCTATGATTCCACCTGTTACGGGGTCCGTTTCACGTGTCGTTCTGTAGACCTTAATGATTCTATTTTTGAAATTATTTCCAACACCCTTTGCGTTTGGAAGATTTTCAACTACTATATCTTTAATGTATGGATTTGTAGCACAGCCTTTAAATTCAATAACGTCGGTCTGTAAGTCTTCGCCTTCTACACCGTATTCTATGTTTAGTCGCATTTTTGCAGGCCAAATTTCTCCACTGTTTTTAATAAGCTCGCCGACTTTAAAACAGAGCCAAGGAACATCACTACACTTTATTAAATTATTTGCTAGATAATTAATTGCAGTGCCAACAACTAAACCTGCTAAACCTGCTAGTAATCCAACCATGACTGCTTGTTTTGTGATTTCGCCAATTGGCGCTGCGAAGACTTGTGTGGGCAAAATTGAAACGCTTGTCTCTACTACCCCTCCTGTAGCCACACATGCGCCGACTGGCGCTCCAACAGTTAGTGTGCCTATGCCCGCGGAGACTCCTGAGACTGGGTCTGGAATTACTGCTGCAGCTATACCGTCAGCCAAGGCTTTGCCTATCATGAATCCAATAGCGGCAGCTAATAACGGTATTAAGTTGACGTATAGAGTGCTTTCGTCTCCTTCATAAATATAGTGCAATTCTTCTATTTTAATAGAAAGACCTACTACAGAAACTTCGGGATTTTTAATGGTATGCGTATAATAGTAATCTTTCTCGCCTTCATTTCGAGGCCCATAAAGCGGATAATCTACCTGCTTGGTGAACGATGGCAATTTAAATTCATCGCTAATCATGTTCGGTTGCGTACTTGGAGATAACAGTGTATTATCTAGTAAATTACTGTCGCCGTTACCGTTTTTCGCGTGACCAATGCGCATATCAAAGTGAAATTTAGAAAAATTAAATCTATCATTCCTGTCTCTAATTGGAACATCGCTTAGGAATATCGATCTTGCCCAAGCATTTGCATCTTGAGTTGGATCATCTGCGCCAAAAAATGCAGGATTTTGTGGGGCAGAAAATTGCAAGCGAATATTGGTATCATCTGACGAGTACCCTTTTGCTGTGGGATCTATAATTGTAACGCTTGAAACTGATCCTCCTGCGACAACAACTTGAAAAACAGGAGGGACATAAGAATTGGCTTCAAATGGGTCTTCTATTATTTGATTGCGAACAAACCCTTTACCTATCTGTTCTACATAGAATTTTGAGACCGAGCCAGCATTTCCATTTAAATTCAAATGACCTGAGTCTACAGTAAGAATTAAGTCTTGCTTGGGAAAGTGTGTGTCGGGATCTAAATTAAAAGTATCATCTGGATTAGGAAGGTAGCCAAGAGCTGCAGCCGCCCCAGTATGATCGCCGTCCGCTTGATGGGAAAATATAAGATCATCTTCATCAAAAATACTGCTAAACCCATAACCTCCGTCTATAATATCAAATTCTTTAATTTCGCCATATTTATTTGTAATCACTTTCGCTTTAAATGAAAAATAAATAGGAGCAAGTGTTTCATTTGGCCAATTATTTTTTGTGCTACTAATGCCATAAACATAAAATTCATCGTTCGGTTTATAACCTTGATTTCCGCTCGAGCTAATATCAATTTTAGACACGGTAAAAGTTTCATGAAAAACTGGAAAAGTTAATTGTGTGCCATTGATATCGTTATCATTTTTTCCTGTGTATCCTGCGCCCACGTTTGTTAATGTTGCTCTAACAGGGCGGCCTGTGCAGATATAATTGAAATTACCGCCATTAGTTGCGCTAGTTATGCGGTTAACTTTAAATTCGGCAGTATCACTGATATCTATCGATTCAGCTCTAATTCTTAATACAGCATTTGTTTGTGGGTCGTTAACGTGTGAGGGTGGTGAATCTAGTATTATATTTGTAGTAATATTTTTTGTATTATCATTATAGTCCGCAAGTAATCGCGATTCACTAAAAATTCCCGCACCGAAACCTCCCCTAATTGAAGGGGTGTTTAAACTGATGTGATCACTCCAATTAAGCTCTGCCGTGAAGCTTGACCTTCTGACTGCGTTAATTGCTAGACTTCCATTGTTGATATCTAATTTGATTGGAATCGACTCATTGCTTGGATCGATTTTGCAGTACAGTCCAAGATCTTGATAATTATCGCCATCACTAGACATAAAAAATGGCAAATCTCTATTTTCAGTTTCATGAGGCATAATTGGGGTAAACCCCCCAAGATTTGAGTCAAAAACTGGTAGGTCAGGAACTTTTAACAGGTGTATTCCTGAAATAGTTCCTTGAGCTGAAACTGATGCAACGCAATCAATTGAAGTAGGAAGCATTGAAAATCTAGTAAATCCAAAACTTACACTTTTACGCAATACAAAAACTGTAACGCGGGGATATAAAAAGGGGCTATAAAAACCTTTTGGTATAGCGCTTTCATCTTCATCAATCGAGCCGTCTTCTATGATAGTTACAGAGTCAAAATTGTCATTCCCTCCTTCTATCATATATTGAGGTAAATTATTGGCGACTTTAACAGAGGGGCTTGTGTTAGAGCCCGATCCGACACCAAACTTAACATATTTTCCTCCACCATGAGTTATGTCTGCATATGTCATGCTTGGAAGAGTAACAGGATTCATATTAATGCCTGCTATCGCATTAAATTGGTCAAATAAAGCATTTGCGAATGCTGCGCTTCTTAACAGTATTCCTAAATTAATTATTGCAGTTTCATTTCCAGCGAAATAATTAAAGCCGTCCGAGTCCGCACTGAAGGAACTGTACAGAACTTGTGCGGCAGTAAAATTAGAAGCTCTGCTTCCTGCGTCCACTGTAATCGTTACATCACTCAAACTGACATATTCTTGTAGGGTGACCGTTACTGTGGCTACCCTTCTATCTCTTGATCGAGAAGCATTGTTGGTTGCAACAATAATAGCTACTGATTGATCTAGGTTGTTTTCAATACCATAATCTCCATCTACATAAATCCTAGCTATTTGATCCCAAGTTGAAGTGGTAAATGGTAAAGTAGGTGAATTTGCATCTTTATACTCATTGTCGTAAATTCTTTGGAAATCTGGATCAGCTATTAAGTCTTTATAGCGAGAGCCTAAGTCTAAAACTTCAGCTTGACTTATTCTGTTGCGTTCTGTGGTTTTTTTAATCTCACATTTATATTGAAGAGCTTCCGAAACTGGACTGATGGTATGACTTATTTGACTATTTCCGTAGCTTGATCCAATTTTAAAGCTCTTATTTAATATTTCAGAATCTGTTTGCAAGGCATTTAAATTAAAAACTCCAGTAGCACCAGCGTTATCAGTATTTTCGTCACCTAAGTAAGCATCACTTAAAGCTCCTGCAATATTGACGATGTCATTGTTTGTGTTCGGGTGTATCGAGCCATCGCCAGAATTCAATAAAAACAACCCATTACTTGAATAATATTTTGGCTCAGTAGCGGTTTCAATGTTATTGATATGATAAACTACATCTTCTTCACGAAAGCTAATATTATTAATTTTCGCAGCTTTTAAACTAACTGGTTTGTCGGCACGAATAAAAAGGTCACCTACAGCCTTTCCGTCGCCAGTTAATGTATATGTTCCGTCAGTATAATTTTGCCCAGATTTTTCTATTGTAACGCTTAAATCATCGCTTTCGGATAATAAACTGTCACTATCAAAATCATATTTTAAAAACCCCACAAATGCGGCACCTTCTGGAATGGTAGGATCCACTTTTCCGTACGGGTAATTAATGTAACCATTATCTCTATCAAGGCCAGTGATCGGATTGGCGAGACCTGCAATTGGACCTTCCGATAAAATTTCTAAAGATTTATACATACCCAAAGACTCGAGTTTTTGATATTGCCCGCGCGATCCAACTGTTAGCTCTTTGTTTGCATTTTTCCAAGATAAAATTCTGTCATCGTCATTGTCTGGGGCTGCTCCAGCTTTAGAAACTCTTTCAACCGTAATATCGTTTGGCCCAGAAGGTCTCATGTTTGAGTCTATGTCATCGGTTTGAGGGTATAAGAACGGTCTTGGGTTTGTTGATTGAGTGTGATCCCACCAGTCCGCAGCTGCTCGAGAATATTCTGGAGTATCTTCAGATGGCCCGAATTGTCTTAATTCGTTTGAACTTTGACCATTATTAGCGAATCCACCATTAAATGCTTCATTTTCGTGGTCTCGAGTTAGGTTTTTGGTTTGGTCTTCAATTGTTTCAAACAAGTTTCTTTTGCTAGGATCCAATTCATTGCCTAAATATGTATTAAAACTTTCTACGGTTCCCGCACGAAAATCAGTAACTTCAGTGGAGTCAATAAAAGAATAATCTGCGCCGCCTATAAGCTTTGACAACCTTGTTCTTTTCGGCTTACCCGCATATAAAAGATTATTATCAAAATCCATATCATAGTTATGAATACTTGAATGTATAACTTGAGAACCGATTCTAATTTGACCATAAACTACAGGAACAGGAAGTCCTTGCTCTGTTCTGTTTTCATTTTGCGAATAAATACTTGAATTAGTTGTAATGATTTCATATTCTGGAGTACCATCATCTTGCGGTTTTGTTGCGTCGCTTAGTTTTTGCATCGCGAAGCCGAGCGCGAAATTGCCTAGAAAGCCCATGCCTCCATTTAACATACCAGCTGAGCCACCTTCAACAATTGGAGCAATATTATACTCTTTTTCAGTTAAAGGTAAGTCCATGCAAAAATTTTCAAGTCTATCGCCTGATTTACCTATAAAAACATAAGAAACGCCTTTAATGGACTTGTTAACAAAAAACGATTTGAAAGAAGGATAATTGCAAGCTATTCCATCGATTGCATCACGCATAGTTTTAACGTTCAGCTCTATGCTTTCACAGAACTGATTCGCCATTTCACCATGCAATACAAACTTCTTCATAAATCCTTATACCTATATAACTTATACACTTTATTAGCGCTTTGATCATTAAATAATTCATCCACAGGAATTCCTCCTGTTGGGTGGTGTGAGAGTTTGCCGTTATTATTGATAACACCCACATGAAAAAGGTTAGTTAATGAAGGTTCTAAAATAACTAAATCTCCATATTTTTTATCTTTAAAATTCACTTCAATAAAATTATTTTCTATTTCATTTATTAATTTAATATTCGATAATTTTGATTGCCTACTCCAGTTATTTATTTTATCTGATAAGCGTATATTAAATTCAAGTTCATAAAAGTCTTTTGCAAAGGTTATGCAGTCCTGAAAAAAAGGTATAAATATCCTGCCATATAACTGTTTTGGCTTATAACTACTGGGATAATATAGGTAGCTCTCTTTACTCTTGCATGAAAGAATGTAAGATGGAAGACCTAGTGATTCAGCAATTTCAATGTCTAATTCACTCGGTGTAGGCGAACTTATAATATGAGTATGAAATAATGAAAAAACTTTAGAATCTAAATAATATTTATAAAATTCAGAATTATTAAAAGAAAAATGATTTGGGTCTTTTGTATCTAAATTTTCACTAGATATAAAATCATAGTCATAGTTATTATTTTTAAATACGAAGAAGCCCGCGCGCTCTCTTTTACAGTTACCTAAACCATGCTTTATGCATGCCGTAATGGGTCTACTGTTGCCAAGTCCCAGGAAATCCTCCGAAAGGTAGTCCATTTATATTTTCAGTTGCTCCAAATCGTGCGCGACACCCACTGATGTTTTTAGGGCAAGCATCCAGAATCCAAGAAGTTTTATCATTTTTAGGCTCTTTGCCTATAGTGCCATCTTGAACACAAACAAACACCCTATCTGGATGTATAGAGCCTGCCTCAGCTGGAACAACAACATATTCTCCCGAGTTGTAGGTGTCGGTGATATTAAATTCTGTAATGGGCGTACCAGTCGCAGTAAAGTCTAGCAAGTTTCCTTTTCCGTCTGTTACGGGTATATCTGAATATCCGCAACCTATACTATGCCTATATTGCCATTGGCATGTATTGTATACAACTTTCCTATTAGGTATAAAGGCAGATTCTTTTTCTAGTGGTGAGGTTAATTCAAATTGTATTACATTTTGATTTTCGACTACTTTTTTATTGATAACATATTTTTCAACAGGAAAAGACACTTCAGTTGGGCTACCAAAAGGATTTGTGTCATTTGGGAAATTGTCTCCATGCAAAAACTTAACAAAAGTTCGCGTTCTTTTAAAAGTGTATCCAATAAAATCCTTAAAAAATCTAGTTTTTAAGCTAAAAAATGAGTCTGTATTGTCGGCGGTTAATGTTGGTCTAGGTAAGGATGTATCTGAGCTGTTAAATCCTTCTGCTTTGATTGGTATATAATAATAGTTATTGCCTTGAAAAACTATTTCATTGGTATATCCGTTTTCTCCAGCGTGAAAATAATAACTTGAGCCATAGCCTTTCAGCACCAATTCATATAGTATAACCATAGTCGACGGCTCAAGGTCGAAGATTTCTTTATGTATACTTTGGTCCATATGTTATATTAAATTAATAATCAATACATTCAATGAAGCTTGCAGATATAGTATGATTATCTTTATAATTAAATGTGTGCTGCCACTCAGGGCAATAATAAAAAGACAGAGATTTCCTGTGAGGAGAATGAAAAGTTGTATCAGATGTGCCGCCGACATAATCGCGTAATAAATGGAACCCAAACTTCTTGTATCCAAGATGAGCTTCCAAGAATAATAATATTCTTTTTGCTTCCAAATCAGAACGACCATTAAATGATAATCTTAAATTCATTAAATTAGGATTAAATCCATATTTACTAAATTTTTTATAAATATCATCTATTGTGCTTTGTCTGTATTTTGGTGAATTTGAAATAGATACTGATTCACTTGGTCTGAAATCAAACATTCTAACTGATAAATTGCCGTCTTCATGTATCGGTGCATATGGATAATAAAAACAATCATTGGGATTATGAATATAAATAGAATTCCTCAATGAGGTTTGGTTGGAAGATATAGTGCCATCAGGAAATTCAAAGGGCGCCGAAATGTCTAAAGCTTGGGTAGCATTTTCAGCCACATTAAAGTCGCTATTAACTGTCGCATTTCTATAATCTCCAGAGTGATAAACTACAGAGTTAGCTGGAAGGTTTAAGCTATTGCCACGAACAGTAGAAACTCCACCATCTACTACTGCGATTGTTCCATCTATAACTGGATTATGGTCTGGCCCCGACTCAACGCTTGATAGAATGCTTGGAGCTACCGCAGTAAATGTAGCTTTAACATTATTTACATTATAGTAAGATCTATCTTGAGAGAAATCAATACAGTTAAATTTGTTCTGCTTGTATGGGTAAAACGGTTGATAATCAAAAGGTGTTATTCTTTTGTTGTCAAAAAAACCAGCAGAATCATAACTTTGTAATTCATAAATAAAATGAGATTGAAGAAAACTTATTAATCTTTGGTTTTCAATATCAGTTAATTCATTAAAATTTAAACTTAAAGACATTTTTAAAGCATTAATTCCTCTTAAGTGCCTTTGGCTATGATTGTCTCCGTAAGTAATTGAATTAGATAAAGAAGTAAAAGATGCCGTTGCCCCGAAGGATGGAAGAACTTCTATTGATGATGCGTCTGTATTTTTAATATCCATTATTTAAGTAACTGTTCTACAGAGATAGCTCCATTTAGATAGCCAGCTGAGTTCACTGAAAGGCTTTGATTTTTAATAATTCCACTACATTCAAACATGTGCATAAATCCGTTTGCATTTTCTTCCGCCCAGCTGTAGGAAAGATCGCGAATAGATGCCTTGAGATTGGCTCGCTTGCCATTAAATCCATCGGATAGTATATTTGGGTCAAGATTTTCTCCTTCGATTGACATTTGTACCGTCGTTGATTTTTTTGATACCCTGTCGGGAACTAACCCTATATTATCATCGTTTACTCCAGTCGGAATTGAATACCTTGGGGATCTGTCCACATTAATAGCATAGCTAAAAGATGTAACGTGATTTAAACCTAAGTCTTCACTCCCTTCTACGGTACTGTATTGCCCGTGAGGTATTGACTGCTGGCCATATAAAGAAGAAGAAAAATAGCTATCGGTAATACTCGAATCTTTAGATAACGTGCCGTAAACTTGAAAGTTGGCAGAAGCTTGAGATATTGAATTGGGTGAAAGGCCGAATTGAAAGCTAGTTAAATATGCATCAGAAAAAACAAACTCACCCAAGTATCCCGTTATTTTCTCTTCGTCTATCGGGGGATATTGGTTTGGATTCGACAGCCCAGTGATGTTGAAAAAACTTTGAAGGTTACCTGTGTTAATGTAAAAATTAACACTCAAAGAGCCTTGCACTGGAGATTGGGTCACATAGTTATAGATAGGTTCAAAATACCCACTTTGAGCTTCGCCCTCAGTTAGATTCCAGCCGCCACTTTTTGAGTAAAGTTCAACAAGATAGTCGTGTCCATTAGGGCGAATAGTTGAGTTAAAATGCAAATGTTTTCCATTAGGAAAAGTAATTTTGGTTCCGCTAGGTATTTCAAAAATGGAAGTTGATAATGTCATTGGAGGACCACCGCTTGGGCCAACCACACCTGTATATGTTTCGTTGGCTAAAAAATCAGGTGAATCATATATCATTGTAGATCCTGTGCCGAACTCACAAATTCTCAGTATATTGTCTTCAATATGTCGAGTTGGTGCTGTTGAATGCTCTATTGATAGAGTTGCGCTTTCGGCAAAAATATGCTCTCCTTCTTGCCCGCTAACGGCAAGATACAAGGGGACATCTTCATACGGTAAAAACTTCATTTTTTGTTAATATAACCTATATACCTAAAATCAATAGTTAATAAATCATCACTACTAGAAGATAAAGACTGATCTAATAATCTTGCTTTTTCAATTGTAAAAGATTCAATGGCGCTTGCATTAATTGGATTGGCGAATGATATTGTTAAATCTTGTTGTTTTGGTTTAATTAAATATTCTTGTATTCTGCTAACTTCTAGGTCATCTACTTCAATCGAAAAGCTAGCCTCTTGGATGAGTGGAAACTTTCTATCTACTTGAACTGGAAAAGGTGAGCCTATTTTATAAATAGGATTTCTGTCTGTTCTAATGGTGTATGAAAAATCCGTGATTCTGTTTGTTTGATAGCCCGAGGCATTTAAGCTAATGGACCCCTGATTAGGAATTTGAATGTCAGGGTGGGGGTTAGACCCTGAAGCGTTTATGCCAGACCCAATATCGCCATAAACAACAATAGAAGCGCTAGCGTTAGGAATCTGACCTATACTCGCAGACATACTATATTCAGTTAAATATCCATCTTTAAATCCGAAACTGCTGTCATTAAAGTTGATACTTCCACTGATTGGGTGGTCTCCAGTATAATTCAATAAAGGTTCTTCTCCTATATAATATTTAGATATTGAAAAATTGCCAACTAAGGGGCCCTGTCTTGTTGGAAAGGTATGCCCTTTGCCAATGATATTGATAGGCTCTTCAGATACCGAATATCCGCCATTCATGCTTGTTACGCCAGACAATAATATCCCTGAAAGATAAAATTGTTGTTCGTAATTTAAAACAGCATTTTTTGTAGCCATTACCTAAGCATTCCTCCGACTCTTTTTTCTTGAGAAATGACATTAACAACAGCTTCTTTAATTTTCGAAGCAAAAGCTTGTTGGTCGCCAGCGCCTCCATTTACAGTTGTTTCTCCTCCTGCTGACACATTAATGTTAACCGTTACATTACTGGAAGAACTCTGATTGTTGGTAACTTCTGAGTTTTGCACATTAGCAGAACTTGCGCTTGGGTCCACAACTCCACCTTGATTGAATTTCATGGTGTTTAATTGATCAAAGAAACCTGGGTATTGTTTTTCTACTTTATTGACGCTAGAAGCCTTAATTACAAACTCACCTCTATCAAGCATTACAGGTCCGACTTTATCGATGCCTGCTGGGCCATGAACTCTACCTCCTTCACTGTAGCCAGAATTTTTGGCAAAAAATCGTTCTTCATTGCTGGATAAATTTCCGCCGCCGATAGAATAAGCTGAACTAATATTGTTTTGAGAAATTGAGGTATTTTTATTTAAAAATTTATCGCTTTTTGTTTGTTGGTTTACTTGATAGTCTCGAAAGGCGTTGACTTGAGAGTTATCAATACTTGTATGGTATTCTTTTCTTTTTTCAGGTTGAAATGCTGAGCGTACAGCTTGCTCGGTTCCATACATGACTCCCATCATTCCAATTTGGTTGACGATACCTTGCATCATTGAGGCTCTGCTTTTTAGCTTTTCATTTCTTTGATTGACATCATGTTGATATTTATCAAGAAGATAATCGCCATACTTACTACTGTAATCATCTTGAGCCCTAAATCGAGCGCTCATAGAGCGGCTAGAAGGGTCAACATTCAACATGGATCTAGTATTTAGGGGGTTTACTCTAATTGGGGCTGAACCGCTATACGCTTGGGCTTCGTAGCCTTGATATCCACCAGCAACCGTTCCCGCCAGATAACCTGAACCTTTAGCTATTTTAACTCCAGCGGTGTCATTCGGGTCTGAAATTAATGAATTTTTAGTCGCTTCCTTAACTCTGCCTCCAAAACTAAATTTAGCTAATCCGCCCATAAATTTAGCAATCGTATTAGATAAAGTGTTAACTACCTCGCCGTCCACAATAGTTCTTTCGTTTTGCGAGCCTGAGTCAGAGGATTGATCTCGTTTCGCTAGATAGTTTTGAATCGAGCCACCTTCTTTTAACTTTATAATAGGAGGCATCGCTAAACCTCCACTATTCATCATCTCGAAGCCATTTTCATTTGGCTTGTTGTATAAATCTTCTAGTGACCCAGTTTGATTGATTTTATTCAAATCATTAACGCCAAGTTTGTCGACGATTTTTTTCTTCACAACATATTCTCCATTCGTAAGCATCGCGGGCACCCTGCCAACACTGCCTCCAGTTGAATATCTTGAAACTATACCTCCGCCTTGTTTGGAAGTTGTTGCCCCCATACCTAAACCTTCAAATATGCCTGCGGTAATTTGACTGGTTGCTCTATTTAAGAGTTGTTCGTGTATTTTACTTACAATGCCATGAGCAAATCCCAAAGCCGCATCCCCAAGGGATTTTGTGCCACTAATCATATCGTTCACAAAGCCCTTAAATCCATCTTGCACGGCGTCAAAAGTTGTATTTGCTAAAGTTTCACCAAATCGAGCCATTTCAGCATTCGCCTCAGCAATTTTAACTGCCATACTGTCAGCGAACAGAGTGCCTTTGTTTTGTTCAATGTTCAATTCTTTTTGAGCTTGAGCATATTTTAGGGTAGCTTCAGCTCCTTTAATTTCATTGCCAGTACCCGCGCTGCCTTCTTGATTTGCATAAAATGCCATTTGAGTTTTTGCCATTTCCATGCTTTTAATTAAATCATTAACGGCTCCCTGAATTTCGGCCAAGGCATCCAAGCCGAATTGGCCGCGTTGCAAGGCTTCAGTAAACTTTTCCTGCTGGCGAGTTAGATTGTTTTGACTGGTTATGTAATTAGCATTAGCTTCGCTACGAAATTTACCCTGCCTCAACTCTTCTTGCAGTAAATCAGTATCATCCCCTGCCCCTTTGTTTAATTCTTTAATTTCATTTTTTACTTTGGTTTCTAAAATTTTAGCGAATAATTGAGTGTTTTTTCTTACTTCTTCTTCTGCATCTAATCGAGCTCCTTGCTCGACTAGCGATCCTAATTCAGTGATCAATTGCTTCTGGACTGTTCCCTCAAGAGATTCCGCTAAATCTTTTTGATATTTTGCGCTAGTTAATACTTGCAACTTTGCATTAGATATTTCTTTATCTTGTTTAAGGTTTTCATTTCTTGAATCAATTTCTTCGTAGTATTTTTGTTCTACCGCTTTCATTACTCCAGTAATACCTCCGAGGGCAGCTTTTTGTCTTTCGTATTCTGCCGCTCTTTCTTTTGCATATTCTACAGTCTTAGAGTTAGCCTCTAATTCGTTGCGGACTAAATTTAGATTTTTTATTCTAAATTCTCTCTCTTTTTTAACCGCATCAAGCTTTGCACTTTCCATGTCTGAAATTTCTTCTAAGAGTGATTCTATTTCAATATTTGCAGGAATTATTCCTTGATCTTGAAGTTTATATAAAAGAGAAGCTTGGTGAGCTTGGTTTTTCAAGCTTAATAAATAATCCACTGTTACATTATTTGCCCTTTGGTAATTTTCCACGCCTTCTAATTGCTCAGCTAATTGTTCTTCTCCAGCTTTTGTAAGATTTTTTCTGATTATTTCTAATTGCCCTTCGTGTGCTTGTTTTGTGCCTCCTTCAAATGTTTTCTCGCCTGCATAGAAAGAAGGCCTCCTTGGCCCTTGAACATCTGGACCAAGGGGTGTAAAAGGCTCCATATTGGCGTCTAGCATTGATGCCGTTGTAAAAGATTTTCTTAAATCAGCAAACATTTCTGCAGAGTTAAATTTGCCCCCTTCAGTAAAAAGATCTTTTACTATACCTCTTTGAGCTTGCAAAGCTTCTCTGTTGAGGGCTTCTTTTTTATTATTAAAATCATTGTCAATTGCTTGAGACTTCTCTTTCATTTGTAAGTCGGCAATAGACTGATTGGAAAGTATTCCTAAAGACTCAATTATTTTATTTTGATGGACTAGTTTTTGTATATCAAAATCTTGACCCATTTTAGATATTTTTATTTGACTTTCGTAAGCAATGCTTTCTATTTTTAAACCTGTAAGAATTTTTTTTCTTTGCTTGGCGATTTCTCGCATTAAAAGTAAATTGACTTCAGTTTGATTGGCTTGTTTTTTATTTTTGCCATTTAATTGTTTGACTGTGATTTCCTGTTCTTCCAAAAATTTTGCAATTTCTTCGAAGCTTTTCCCGCCGTCTAACGCTGCACTAAGTTGGGATTTTAGGACTAAATCTAGATCTGATTCAGAGATTGATTTTTTGAAGTCTTCAATAATTTTTGGGACCCCAAATCTTTCAACATCATTAAAAAGACCACCTTCGACGGTTTGCTTTTTACGAACATCATTCACTTCGGCCCCTGCTTCCTTTACTTTTTCTAGCATTGTAGCGTAATTAGCTTCTAACTTATCAGAATCCACTGAAGTGCTCACTATATTTGCTAAATTTAACTTTTGAATTCCTGCCATTAAAGGATCTGGATCGTCGCCAAAGATTCCACCGCCTTTCGACCCAAGTATAAAGCCTGACATCGCATTTTGCACAGCCATTGACTGTTCGGCTTTAAGCATTGCTTCTTGCAGTTTTTTCATTCCCTCAGCTGTGCCCGAAGTCATCAATTGAATTTCTTTACCACTCAAATTTAAATTTTTACCTAGAGTGGCTGCCTGACTTCCTAGTTCGGATTGCTGTTTAATTAGCTGAGCGTTTAATTTTAAACGCTTCATTTCGCCTTGATAGGTGCCAGACATCGCGGACGCATCTAGTTCAACAAGTTTAGTGCGAGTTTCTTGGATTCCTGTGGCTGCTGTCATTGCTGAACCCAAAACATTAATTCCTTTTGAGGTTTTTTCTGCTGATTTTCGTAAAGTATCGAGTCCGCTGTCTAATAAAGTTGTGTTTTCCTTTAAGGAATTAAAGACAGGAACCGCAACAGCTACTGCAGCGCCAAGGGGGCCAAGGGCCATCATGCCTAAACCGCCAGCTTTTTGAAGCCCACCCATTAGGTTACCCTTCTGGGCCCCTTTTGCCATTAAGCTCTTTCCTGTTTCTCTACCTAATCCCGCAACCATTGATGCTTGACTTAAGCCCATAATGGCAGAATTCGTAACTTTCATAAATTGAGACATTCCACTTTCAGCTTCACCCAACGCTCCGTCTAAAGCATAAGTAACCGTGGCCAAAGCAAACATTTTCATCATTAATCCATCCATCGCGCCACCTGCTTCTTTTGTGGCTTTTTCTGCGCCTTTTGATTTTTCTTTAAATCCATATTTACCTGAACTATGGACCGCCTTACCTCCTTGTTGAGTAAATGTATTAAAATTAGGTAAAAATCCTGAGCTACTTCCATGGGATTTTGGATCAATTCCCATTTGTTTGGCCCTTTGTATACCTTGCTTTACTCCAGCAGGTTCATCTCTAGTATTGATCACAGCAAGACCCATAGGGTTTTGGGTTGAGCGCAGACTATTATCTTGATCTACTCGAATTAAGGATTTTGGCACTCCAGCATTTGATTCTCTTTGAATCGCATCTTGAAGCGGATTTGAAAAGTTTGGGACCAGACCAAAACTATATGTATTTTTCCCTTTTGACCCTTTGCCTGAGGCGTATCCATATGTAGCTTGATTGGCGCCTTTAAATCTAGTATTTCTAACATTAATATCTGACCATTTTTTTCCTTGAGAAAGTTCCCATTGATGTATATACATTTTAGCTTTTGGGTGAAGATAATCTACCTTTCCAGTTTTTTTATTTTCCCTGAAATGGCTTTTTCCCCATATACCCTTTTTAGCTTTACGGGCGAATTCAACGTCCCTGACATATGATTTATATTCTGCTTTATTTAGGTATCCAATATCTGGAATTCCGTAGCCTTTCGCAACTAAATCTTTTGCTAATTGTTCGTCAGCAAAAAGGCCTCGGTTATATGCGGCAGAACCTTTAGATACCCTATTGCGTTCAAGTAGGGTCCTGCCTTCTTTGTTATTTTTATATCTTGATTTAGCTAGGGTTTGAGCTCTAGTTCCAAATGCTTGATTTTTTTCCACCGCATCTACACCTTTAAGTCGATGGTCAATTGATTGCGTTCCAACAAAAACATCGGCTACTACGCTATCTCCATCAATAACATTTTGTATTTTTTTAACAGAAAAATTTGGAATAAAACCGCTTGATAGGCCCATTGTATCAATTAAATTACTGTTGGCATCTGGGAAGCCCATTTTATCGAGAGTGTTCTTAGCTTCCCCTAATTTCTTGTCAGACATTTCAGCAGCTAAGCCTGAAAAACGTTTGCTTGATAAAAAATTTTCTATATATTTATCTTTAGATAGCCTTATGCTTTTAGCTAACAAATTAGCGGGAACAAATTTGCCGAATTTAGCCTCAATTGGGATTTTACCAGACTTCGCAAAATCAACCGTAGCATTCTTGTACCCTTGCTTTGAATCTGGATCATAAGTTCTGGAGTAGCCTTTATTTTTAAGTCCACTTTTAAACAATACTCCCTCATACGTATCACCTTTTTTATTTAAATTTTTACTACGCAAACCTTGCCTATCTGACCTTGTTAATGTTTCTGGCTGATTACCAAAATACATTTTTCTTTGCAAGGAGTTAAAACCTAAACTTTTTAATGCTTGAAATTGTTTCTTGTAACTGGCCGCGAACTTTAAAACGTTATCAAGCGGAGCTTCAAGAGTGCGCCAGCCTTTTACTTTATTTCCTTTGAAGTCTGATTGAGTAGTTTGAGTGACCATTTTAGCAGTCGGCAACCTTAAAATATTTGTGTTTCCAAGCCTTTGCGCTGCAAGCGCAAAATTAGGTATCAAGCCGCTATTATAAGTTTCGTTGTTTGAACTACCCTGAAGGTTAATTGCTTTACTTTCATTAAAAGAATTATGGTAGCCACCTTGCTTTTTTAAGGCTAAGGTTATTTCATTCATGTTAATTTTATGGCCACCTATATTTATGAATTCATTGGGGAAGTCGCGATTTTTCGTCGCCGATAAATATCTTTGAACATGAAAATCAAGCTTGGGGTCATTGGGCCGCATTCTAGCCCCTCTTTTTTTAAGGGCAGCGCGAATTGCAGATTTTACAGCCATAGGTTGGGCGGCAAAATTAGAAATAAAACCGTTACTATAAGTTGAGTTATTACTGCCACCTTGCTCATAAGGATTGAATCCATGCTTAGCCCTAAAGTCGACCTTATAATTTCTGCCAGCTTTTGAGTTCAGTGGAGGCATGATTGCTGGCTGATTTAAATTTGGGAACTGCTTGATAGTTTCCGCGTCATTATAAATCACTCTCCCTAGGCCATTTATATTAGTTGATTTAATGGAGCCTGGCTGATATCCAGCCTTCATTGCTCCAGCTAACTCGGACTGCTTCTCCAATGGAGTAACTCCACCGTAGTTATTTGCTGCATTTTTGGATGCATAATTAGGTATAAAGCCTTCAGATTTTTGATTTTTACTTTTCGATCCTTTTGTGACGGTTAAATTTTCATTTACGCCAGCCACCCTTAAGCCTGGTGCTATAGATGAGGCTATTTGCCTTTGCTTTTCTAGAAATGCAGTTTGTTTGCTAAGCAATTTTAACATGACTTGCTCTTGCTTTAATTGGTCGCCGTCTAATTTGAATAATTCTTTGTTTAAGGCTACATTTTGAACCATAGCATCAACAATAGCTTCCTGAATGGCAAGCTCTTGATCTTTGATCGTTTTTATTTGTAAAATATCTTTTACCGAATTTTTAGCAAACTTAAAAGCCATTTGAAATAATTTGCCAAAAATTAAAGCTCCAACCATTAAGCCAGGACCTGTTAATACGGAACCGAAAGCTCTAGCGAATCCTTTAGCAAAATCGCCACCTATGCTTTCGCCTTCTTCTGAACCAAATAGTTTACTCATAACTTCAGCTATTTGATTAAAACTCTTAAGGAATTCCTTTAGGGCGGGTGCTACAGTTAATTCACCTAAATTTGCAGTTAGTTCTCTAAGATTTGTGAAGCTTTGATTAGAGATTGCTGCTAATGTTTTTTGTAGTTGATCGTTTTTTCTTTGCGCTTCGTCTGTCGCTTGACTAGATATTTTCGTAGCTTGAGCGTATAGGGATGTTTCATTGCCTAAATCTTTAAGTGCCGCTTTTAATATATTGATTTGAAAAACGCCACCAACTTGTTCCGCTACAGCTGCCTTTGTTGTGTCTCCGAGTTGATCGTAAGCTTTTGATAAGTTTGTCAAAACCGTAATTGCAGGCAATGTGTTACCTCGAATGTCTCGAACAGCAACCCCAAGCTCTTCCAACCTCGTGATTGTACTACTCCTTTGGATTCTTGTAAAAATTGTTTTAAAACTATTACCTATAACTGCGCCACCTCGAGCTGTAATTTGTTGAGCTGCAGTAACAGATCCTATTAGTTGGTCAAAACTAACACCCGCATCTTGAGCGACTGCTCCAGCGCGAGCGAGAGCGTCAACTAAATCGTCAGCGCTGACAGCAAATTTTACATCTACAGCGGCAAGTTTATTAATTATTTGCGTGGTTGATAACCCCGCATCGGCAAAACCATTAACTGCTGCAGTTAAACCTTTTACGGCGTCTGCAGCTTTTATTCCCGTTAATCTCGTCAAAATAAGGGCATCATTTGTTCTTTTGAGGGTTTCTTCCATTGATAAACCTTGACGAGAAAATTCTAAAGCCGCCTCTGCGGCAACCTCTAGCGCTTGGGATGTATTTTTTGCGACTTTAAATAAACCGTCACCAAATTTCTGAAGATTGCTTGCAGTTGTGCCAAGAACAACATTAATATCTGTAAGAATTTTTTCAACTTTTTGAGCCTGTACGAAGAGTTGAGCAAAAGAGGTTGTAACTCCACCAATAATTGCTGCAGATGCGCCGAAGGCTATAACGCGAGCATTAGAGGCTTCTAGAGATTTACTGAACTCGTTAGCTTTTGCTGACATGCGCCCTAAAGGCTGGGTAAAGTCACTAGCTCTAACCCTAATAACTATTCCTTTTCTGTTGACGCCAGCGACTATTCGCTCAATGTCTTCTCTTAAGCCAACTACATGTGTTCTTAATCCTGCTCCTACTGCCATACCTTTTTCCTTTTAAGGATTATATACACTTTATTTTTGAGGAATACCACTTAATTCCATAAGATCTTGCATATTTAACGACCCACCTTTTTTCTCTGCAGCTTTATGTAAAGAAACGCCAGCTTTATCGCTTGGTTTTTCTAAGCCTGCATATTCAAAGTCTTCATCAGTAGCATTGAACAATGTAGAGCCATCTTTATCACTGTTGAATTTATCTTGAACTTTTTGTTTAGCCTCATCGGAAATACTGCCGTAATCCAGTAGTGCCTCTGGATCCTTTTTAATTTTAGCGGGAATATGTTTATTATTTTCAAATATATTTTTAAATATTTTTGTATATACAATTAATTTTAATTGATTGTAAGTTAACTCCACAACTGGTCTGCCAAAAAAACCAACAGTATCATCACTAAAAGGGAAATAAATATAATAAAAATCTTGAAGAATCATTGTTTGTATGGTTAATTCTTCAAACCTCTGAAAAACTTCATTGTAGGATTGCACAAATCTAGAAACATCTTCAGCGTATAATTCATTAAAGTCTGTTTCTTTAGGAAACATTGGTTTTTCTAGGTCAGCATCTTCATAAAAGCTTTTAATTATATAATAATCATTTGATCTTTTTTCTGCGTAATCTTCGGCGTTAACGCCTATTAATTCCTGCTTCTTTTGATGCAATGCTTGTATTTTTTCTCGAGTCTCTTTAATTTGAGCATTTTGTTTATCAATTTGAGATTTTAATACAAGTTGTGTTTTATTTTCTTGCAGTTGGATGATGAAAAGATCAAGTTTTTTAATTTCAGATTCATCTTCATCAGTCCAAATTCCGTCTTTTTTAAGGGTAGATAAAACAGACTCTTTTGTGGGTATACCCCTATCTACAGCAGTCTTGAGGTACGCGTCTTTAATGTCGTCAATATCAACTTGATCTAACGCACTTAGGTGCTTGATGTAGTATTTATCGCCATCAATTAATACATCTGATCTACCTTTAACTACATCTCTAAAGATTTTTCTATATGCGGACGCATCCACATTATATCTCGCCTTTTTCTATGTCTTCTGCGAGGCTCTCAAAATCTTCTTTTTCCGCTGAGACACTAAAGTACCAAAAGCTAATGAATGCTGTAAGTTTTTGATACACTGCGGCGAACAAGTCATCCTCCTCCTCTTCGAGCTTAAACATAAATTCTTCTTTAGCTGTAAAGTCATCGCCTTCAAAGTATGGAACAATTTCTCCATCTCGCTCGATGTGCGACAAAGACAACAGATACCATGTTACTACTCTAGTTTGAGCTTTGTGGTCGGCTGTATGATTTAAAAGTGCTGCAAAATTTGTTTCGGTTTGAGCGATCTCCCTGCGAAGCGCTGCCATATCTTCTACGACTTTTTGCTGCTTTTCGGTGAATTTCCTTTTGTCGGTCATTTTCCAACTAGTGAATTCAGTTTGTAACTCTCCAAGCCTGCCGTAAAGCTTTGCTAAATCTTTAGCTTCAGCTTCACTCATTAATCCTCCAGTATCTGAATATTTATTTAGAAGCATAGCCTTGGTAAGAATTCCCTCTTTTACGCATTTACTCATTTGTATGCTGAATTCCATGTCAGCTTCTTCCATTTGTCTACGGGTAGGCTGCTTAATTACAAAAGTATGTTCTTTGTTTTCTTTTTGCTTTCTTTTTTCTTTGACGATTTGTTTTTCTTTGACCATCTTTTTTTCGATGTCAGTATATTTTTCGTCTTTACCTTCCGCGTTTTTGCGAGTTTTTTCAACTTCAACTTCTTTTTCGACTTCGATTTCTTTTTCGACTTCGATTTCTTTTTCAATCTCTTCTTCGAGATTTAATTTAAAACGATATATTTCTTTATTTGATTTTGTATACATGCCTTGTACCTTGGTTATTAAACTATATTAATATTAAAATTTAAAATTTATAGTAAATTTTTCTAAATCTGAATTTGAACCTCTAATTGATTCATTTCCTATGTCAAGAATTTTCTTTCGAAGGTATTGCATTTTCTCTTCATCAAAATAATTCGCTTGATCTATAAGCTTTTGATGCTCAGGTAAATTGCGCTTGAGTTTACTAAATGCCATTTGATTGTCGGCGTGTAGATCCTCAATTAGAACTAAAAAACTTTTAAATAAATTTTTAGTACTACCGTTAACCCTATCCGAAAGAAATTCTTTTGCTTCCATAAAACCTTTTACCAATTTAATGATACACTTATTATAGCTTTGTGTGTAAAAAAAAGTATGGGATCGCTAATCAACAACATAAACAAAGATATACTTGAGTCAGTTTTTGACCATATACACGACACTTTTTCTAGAGAAATAAAATTTATAAAAGATGCGCAACGAATAATATTAAGCACAGATCCAAATTATAATTATTTATATAAAAATGCAAGAGGGCAAATTACATCTGTTAAAAGAAAAATTGTAGAATCTAAATTTAATGCCAGAATATTATATGTAGGTCGGCAGAATGAAGACTTGTTTGATGGCGAGGCTGGTGCTCAAATTAAAGTCGATAAACATGTGGGGGAAGTTAGAATCAAGGTGGGCGCCGATGGATATGAATATTTAAAAGATACCAAGCGCTGCGAGTTTGATGGTAGAAAATTTAGTGTAATTAGTGATGAAATGCCTCATGGATTGTTTGCTCCAAGATATTATACTTTTTATTTAAAACCCGTAGACGAAGGATAATATTATTATGGTCATGATACCAAGAAATCAAGGAGCTAAAGCTTTAGCGTCAATGGACTTAAGGCAGTCCTTTGAGTTTGTGAAATATGTCAAAATGGCTGTAAGAGATGAATTTCAAAAAATTAAAAGAGACACAATTCAGGAATTTGATGAACACTTAGTGACTCGCGAGATTGAAGCGGGGGCAAATGCCGAGAACATATCAAGAACGCTGGGCGGAAAGGGAAGCCTTTTTTCTTTTATTGGGTTTGATGCAAACGCAAAACCAACCCTACCAATTAGACAAGCTTTTGAGGGGATGGAATTAACATCAACAATAGTTAGAAAGAATGGAAGTTCTGAAAGTAGAATTTTGTATCCATCAAAAGATGACATATATAAAATTACGCCAATGCCTTGGGCAGAAGGAAGAAGTTGGGCTGCGGGTATTGAGGAAGGTATATCAAATTTTGGACAATTCCTTGAGAAGTCTGCGCCGCAAAGTAGGTCTGGCGGAGGTATACAGTCCAAGAATCAAGTATCTACATCTCAATTTAATAGAACGCCATATATTTCTACAATTATAAAATCATTAGAAAAAAGAATTCAAGAATTGAATTCCTCAATAATATAATATGAAACCCCAGTTTCAACATCAGATAATTACTAGCTTCATGTTGTGGTTAGATCACATTATACTGAATAGAGGTGAAGCATATCAAAATATTGATTCTTCTTTTTATTATCAAAATGACGACAGATTAGATGAAAATTATGTGGCATTTGCGTCGCCACACAAACAATGGGTTGCGGATTCTTCAATTAAGGGGGCAAATGTAATCAAAGGTATTGTGCTTGATGGTTATTATATTGAAAGAGGGAAGCAGGGTATTCGTTATGATTTTGAAAACGGTAGAGTTTTAATTCCTCGATCCCTCGCAAATCAGACATCTAATGTTGAAGGAATATATTCTGTAAAAGATTTTAATACATATATAACAGATCAAACAGAAGAAGAATTATTAATTGAAACAAAATTTGATAAAAATAGTAGATTTGATCAAGATATATTTGAAGGCATAAAGCCATACGATCAAGTTGTACCAGCTATATTTACTTCTTATGAACAAGGCGAAAATATTCCTTTTGCTTTTGGCGGGCAAGATATTACAGAAAGTAAAATTAGATGTGTTGTTTTTGCTGAAAATTCATATCAATTAGATGGTATATTTTCTATATTAAAAGATTTAAATTTAAGCACAATTGCAAATGTTGGGTTTAATGAGCATCCTTTAAATGAATTTGGCGATTTAAAATATGGTATTTACGATTATAAAGATTTAAGTGATAGATATTATCATGTTGGAAATAGTGATAGTTTCTTTTATCTTGATAGGGTTACAGTTTCTAAGCTAAACGATAGGGTGGCAAAGAAATCGCATCCTGGTTTATATATAGGTTTTATTGATTTTAATGTTAGAGCGCATCGCTATCCACGAGGACCCCTTGCTGAGCCCGTCGCCTCTAGAGCTCCGAAAACAAGTTATGCACCACTGTCTCCGTATCAATTAAGCATAGAAGCAATGCAGGCTCCATTGCCTCCATTTAGTTTAAGTGTTCACGATGGATATCCTAAAGCTCCTAGAAATTTATTCTTAACTACAATAGAGCACATAAGAATGATGGCTGGAGAAATCGCTTCTTTTACAATTCTTCAAGGTGGACAAATTAAGATAAAACTAGAAGGTGCTGCGGGACAAATTGCGTACCTCAGTATAATGGGTGAAATTATAAAAATAGGTGCAGATGTTAATGATAATTTAATTTTTGATAATCACACTTTTACAACTGTAGGCGAGACAATAACTCGTAATATTACAGGTGTTGATTTTGATATAACATGGGACGGTAGAGGTAGTCAAATTTTTACAATTACAAGGGGAGCAGGCACTTCTTCGAGAGAGTTTCAGGTCGCCGTGTATGTTCCTTGTGATTAACCGCAAAAAAAAGTGTACCTAATAAAACATGGCATATAAAGTATATTATAGTTTCCTTCACGATAATCAAGTTCCATACGAGACTGATTATTACAAGCTTTATAGACAAGAAGTTATAGGTGGAACAAGTGGAACCTATATTCAGGTAGCTCAAATAACTCCTACTGGATTAGGAAAAAATTTAATTATTAGTGGTATAGATTTAGTAAACGATTGTAATATAGAGTACAATTATAAAGTTTCTGCATATAATGATAATGCTGAAATTTTTTGTATTAATCCTTTGTATTCTGGAGTAGAATTTATTTGCCCAACACCTAGCTCTACTGTTACACCCACCACAACAATAACTCCAACCATTACAGTAAGCCCAACCATTACGGTAAGTCCAACTATAACCCCAACCATTACGGTAAGTCCAACTATAACCCCAACCATTACGGTAAGTCCAACTATAACCCCAACAATTACGGTAAGTCCAACTATAACCCCAACAATTACGGTAAGTCCAACTATAACCCCAACAATTACGGTAAGTCCAACTATAACCCCAACAATTACGG